CTACATCCTCCACTGAAAAAGAAATATTGTATACATCTCCTTCTCGAGTATTAAGTATGTTAGGTATCTTTAATGTTTGAAAGATTTCCCTACTAGCTAGCTTATACATCTCAACTTTTACTATACTTCCATCCTCTAAGGTAAATGAATCATCACTGTGTGGGTATGGTTGAATGTTTTTCAAATCTCCTACCTCAGCAATTACTTCATGCAATAGAGTTAGTAAGGATAGTGTATCTTTTTTCATAGTCATATTATACTGCCTATCTATAAATATACACTACCTTAATACTATCTCCAAATGTCGTTGACATTGTCCACATACTATCTTAGTTAGTTGGATTAAAGTAATTGTGCAAAAACCAATACGGATACAATAAAACAGTACCTTTGTAGGTCTTTGTCTCTATCGCTCTTTCATTTACACCAATGTTTTGTCTTTTAGCTTCTGCTGCTACTTGTTTACCTAATCCTGATCCTGCAGGCTTCTTTAGATAATCGTATAAAGAGAGTAATTCGTCTCTGTCTACTAAATTGCTACTTGTGTTTGTCATAACTTTATTTATATGTTGTTAATTATACTATTACTCAGCTTCAAAGATTGATGAATTCTTTCCGTGTTCAAAACACTCTACTTTAATTACTTTACATCTAGCACCATCTGTGTTAGATAATACTTCATTAAACTTATCTGATACTAACTTGGCTAATGATTCACAACCCATCTTATCCATTAAATGTACTTTAGCTAATCCCATTTGTCCTAATTGCTCAAATACATCAGCAAAAGGATCATCTTTCTCAACTAGTAATGTGTGATCCCACATATGATCCATCCAATCCTTCAATCCATTTCCTACTGGTTTAGTTTTAAAACCTCCAAAGTCAACAATCCAATTCATCTCATCTAATTGCTTATCTAAATCTGGTTGATTAGATGCAAACCATACTTTAAAGTAGATTCCATAACCATGTAGTAATTGACAGTGTGAGTGCTGTGCTTTCCATTGTCTGATCGCAACTGAGTAGTTGTCAAACGTTTTTGTTGAAATATATCTTGCCATATTATATTGTGTTTATTTGCTTTACCTAATAACTAAAGATACACTTTTTAAATCGAAAAACCAACTTTACTTTGGCTTTTTATTGAGAAATTCTTCTTTTAATTCTCGATTACCTTTAGTTGCAGTCGGATCAAAAGGACAGTTCTTACAACCTGATCCACAGCATGAACCTCTTTTAATGTGATACAGTGCAGTAAATACTACCTTATCTCCTTGTTTGTAATAATCTATGTTCTCTTCCATTGAAATTAAAAGGGGTACCAGACTGCTCTAGTACCCACTTTCTATAATCTTGTTGGTAATTATACTACCTCACATGCTCCACCTGCACAAGCTGCTTGATCTGCTTGGGTTGTGTAGTCATCTAATTCTATTACTTGCGCTAAATCTAAAGCGTGTAAGTGCTTGAATCTTTCGTTGAAGGTATCTTCATCAATTGTCTCAAATGGTGCCTGTACATACGTTCCTAGATCCTCTGGAAGGAATGATAGTGCTGTAAAGAATTCTCTATTATCCCATACCCAGTTTCCTACTGTTTCCCATTCATCTTGTTTGATGTTTACAGTTGCAGAAACATTGTGCATGTTTGGACCTTTTTTATGTCCTGGTTTAATCCACTCTCTGTTAAACTTTTTGATACGTTCTAATAACTCTAATGCTGTTTCTGTTGGTCTTATAATAGCACCTTGTGGAGCACGTTGAGGAATTGTAATGATACCTTGTTGTTGTGGTTTAAAGAAGTCATCCTCTAATAACTCAGGATGGTGTACTGCTAAGTGTGCATATAATGATTCGTTCTTTCCAATACGAACTCTTCTTAAGTAAAACTCATCATGCCATGCATGGATACCACTTGAGGTTCCTAATACTAGTGAAGTTGTACCTGATGGTTTTACACATGTAACACGGGCTGCTTTGTTAATACCTAACACTTCTGCCATACGAACATTCTCTTCTGTTGCTATCTTAGCTGCTTCTTTTAAGTTATACTTTAATACTTCTCCAGATGCAATACCTGTCATACCAATTCCTAATAGAGCTTCTTTTTCAGTTGTCTTTTTCCAAATATCTCTTAAGTAGTGGAAGTCTGTATATGATGCTTGTAATGTACCAATAAATGCTGCCATCTTAACTCTCTCGTTTAAGTCTTCTTGAGACTCAATAGTTGAAGCATTCACTTCACATAAGTTACAAAATTGGTTTGGCTTTAAGTTAATCTCAGCACATGGATTTGTACCTGCATCTTTATCGTTTGAGAAAAGAAATCCTGGCTCACCACTGTTTGATAATTCGATCTTTTTCCAAAGCTCTAAGAATACATCCTTTTCAATTTTAGATCTAATCAGTACTGCTGAGTTGTTTGCTCTTCCACGTTGTGGGTTTTGTTCCCACCAGCTTCCAAACTTACAAGTTAACATATCTTCATCATCTAAGTTAAACAATGCGATTAAAGCTGCTCTTCTAATACCACCTGATAATACTGCATCAGCTAAATGACAAACAATGTCGTGACATTCTAATGATGTTAATTTTTCACCATCTTTTTTTCTATCTAAGATAGCTTGTACATGTGTTAAGGCAATCTTTAATGGTTCAGGTCCTGGTGCTTTTCCTCCGATTGTAATCAATTGAGCTCCTTTAGGACGAATGTCTCTAAAGTCAAATTTAGGAAGTGCTCCTCCTTTTAAATAGGCTTTCATTAATGCTTTTACAGCATCTGCCCATCCTTCTATACTATCACCTACTAAGAAACGTTTACCTTTTACAGGCTTACGTACCTCAGGTAACTTTTCTACGTGGTGTTGTTGTACTGAATAACCTACTCCACATCCTGATAACAATAAAAAGATTGTCTCTGAGAATGCTGCAATGTCATCAATTGGTAAATATGAGCAATTAAATACTCTTGTGTTATTAATTTCTACTGGTTTACCTGCAAACTGCATAGAACGCATTGAAGGTAATATCTTTTTACTATAGACAAACTCGTAAGCTTTTTCAATCTCTTCCGCTAAATTCGGAAACTTCTTCAAATGCATTCCTTTATTTCTATCCACTAACTCTGTCCAAGTCTCTCTTCTGTTTAAACTTGGGTTGTACTTGGCATACTTCATGTATACCGTTAAATCACTTAAAATGCTTTGTGAAATGTCCATTATTACTACTTTTTTATTTGGTTAAAGATAGGAATTGCCCTCTAAGGCTCTTCCCTTAAAAATTTAATTGTGTTCTTTTGTGCTATTGTCCGTAGTTGTCGATACCGTAGAGTACGAATCCGTATCCACTTCTCACTACGAGTTTGGTTGTTATCGCACCTGCTACAATTGATTGTCTTGTTATTGGTACAAATTTAGTTTGAGTCGATCTACTGATAGCATTTGGATTAGCAGTTTCGAAGTAAGTTCCACCAGTTACTTGTATTTGAAAGTATCTCTCAGAATATGTTGAGATATCCTTATTAAACCTGTCCTGTTTAAACTGTGTTGACTTCGCTGCTTGGAATTGCTCCAGTAGTTTGCTCATAAACCTAATTAGTTCCCTGCAATCTTGTTGTTTTTGCTAGATGTGAACATTGATTTTAACTTAGCCATAGTACTCGTACTTGTGCTGTTTGCAGCAGCTTGGTCTACAAAAGTAGTTTGTGTGTACGATTCTGTACTGTTTGTACCAGTTTTAGGGTTTAAGATAGACCCTTTTTTATTGAAATTGCTTAAAATACTCATGTTATTTCCTTATTTGTTATAATAAATATCTTTACTTACCTAATTCGAAAAACTTTTTTGCTAAATCTGATCGTTCTTCTCTAGTAAAGGATGTAGCTGCAGAACCTTGTTTTGATCCCATGTTTACTCCTTCCATTTGCATAGCATCTTCATCTAATTCCTGGTCGCTAATCTCAATACAACCGTTTGTTGTGTCTACTTTGGCTGGGTATGTCATACCATCACCACCGTATCTATTCTTCATAATGTGCACTCTACCAGTGCCATTCACTTTATCTTGTCGTTTTCTAGATAGAGATATTGCAAAATCTGCAATCATCATCTTGTTATAAGAGCCTGCTGCTTTATCTCCTTCGATTACATCATCCTTAGCTCCCATTCTATTTACTTGAGATACAGTCCAAATTGGAATCTTTAACTCCCTTGCTAATCCCTTAGTTGCTGTGTATACATCATCAATCTCATCTTTTCTATCTGAAGATCCTCTCTTGGCCTTTAAGAGATCTACATAGTCAATAATGATAACATCTGGTGCATGTCCTAAGTCTTTACATTTTTGAATGTGAGATTCAATACCTGATACTCCCACTTTCCCCATTGCAAATTCCTTAATGATTAACTTTCCCTTTATTTTCTGCAAAGCTGCCTGTACTTCAGTTTTATGCTTAGCTAGATCTTGAACATTGATACCTGTCAAGAGTGCATCATATCTCTTTCCTACATAATCTTCAGAAAGTTCTAAGGTATAGTGACAAACATTAAATCCTGCTTCAATAGCTGCTGCTCCAATATTCACTAACATCCAAGACTTTCCTCCTCCTGGATTACCAAAGATAATACCTAAGTCTCCAGATCCTAATCCACCCATTAATATGTTATTCATATTATTCCATCGAGTTGGTACTGCTCCTCTTTCTTCTTCTCTATATCTTGTCTCATAATCCTTCTCGTACTCATGACCTATGTTTTTATCTTGTCCTGCTTTTAATGCAGAATCAATCATATAACGAATGTCATCGTATTGTCCTGATTGTAATAAGTCAACAGATGTTAGTAATGCTTTCTTTAGTTGTTGGTTTCTACAGAAGTTAGAAAACTCCTGCTCCACATACTCTCTATCTTCATTAGCTGTCTTGTAAGCTTCTTTTAGTTGCTCAACAACAGATACTTTTAATACATCGTTATCAATCTTCTTAACCTCTACTATTAAAGTATCTAATGTTGGAGTTGTGTGGTATTTGTAATAATATCTTAAGATCTCTTGTACAATCCACTTATGTGCTGGGTTGTCAAAATAATCTTCTTCTAATATATCGTAAATGTTTTGTAAAAATTGTTTGTGCTTTAACAGACTCGATAATACTTTTATTTGAAATGATACTCCGTAGCTGTTAAGCTGGTTCAATACTGCCATAACTTTTTCCTTTTCTTAAATGTAACCTTTTTTTATCGAATATCCTACTTAAATGCTTTTAAATAATTAAAAGTATCATGAACCCACATATTAGTATTGGGTATACTATTGCCTAACATATCATCATTGTATAATCTTAAGAAGGCACCCATCTCAAAAACATAGGATGGATTTGCAAGGACTTCTTTTATTTCAATAACGTCTTGTTCTGGAATGTTTACCTCATCTAAATCCATTAGCTGTTTGTTAATTAGTAGTTGGTTTCTGTAGTTGTATATGTCTGTATACTTTTTAGGTCTTCCCTCCGACTCTGATATTAACTGCTCTACTGTAAATTTTTCCTCTTCTTGAAGTTGAGGATATAACTTAAGCAATGTTTTTAATTGAATGCCTTTTACTCCTGGTACATTATCTGATGTGTCACCTACTACCACTTTATGTGTTAAGAAGTTTTGTGGTGTAATACCATACTCTTCCTTAACTGCTCTAGGTGTATAAAACTTCTTCTTGATTGGTGAGTATACTGTTACTTTATCTGAGACTAGCTGTAAGTAATCTCGATCAGTAGATACTATCACAACATCATCACTAAGTTCCTTTGCTAAGTAGCCAATAACATCGTCTGCTTCAATCTTATCTATTGATAGTAGATCTACTGGTAGGCATCTTAAATATGCTACTAGTCTTAAGATCTGGTTAGTGATAGACTCTGACTCCTGCTCTTGGTCATCAAACGCATCCCAGTTAGATATCTTGTTGATCTTTCTATTAGCTTTATATTCAGGATATATGTATCTCTTATTAGTTGATCCACCATGTCCGTCAAACACTAAAATAACTCTTGTTGGTTTTACAAGTTTAATTACGTGTCCAATAGACTTTAAAAATCCAGTTAAACCACCTATGTGATTACCTTGTGGATTGAGGTGATGAATCATCACAAAACTTCTTAGGAATGTGTTGAGTGAGTCTACAATTAGAACCTTACTGTTCTTATGTAAGCTCTCTTGTTTAGTCGATTGTACGTTTGCTAATAATTTTGTGAAGTCTGGATTCATCTTTCTTTTGCTTTGCAATTGGGTTTGCTAATCTATCTCTAATTCGTTCACTGACGATTGCGATAGCTTTTTCAGTTGGAGTATAGTCTCCCATTAATTCTTCAGGCACTCCTTCCCAAGAGCTTACATAGTTTTGCACATTAAATCCTCGTGCTCTACATTCTTCATATAGTTGTAAATACCTTTGCTTTAGATATCCCAAACGAGTATAGAAGAAAGATACATGTCCTTTACCTAAAGTAAATTCCTTAGGAGAGGTCTTTAGATTATATCTTCCCTTAGATACTACGTTTGGGATTCTTTTAAGCTCTCTATGTTCAGCTATTAAGTGCTTGTTTGTAAGTTCTTGTGGTGGTATACCTGCGTTTATTCTTGTCATAACTTTTATTTTTTGTAAAATTACTACTTTATACTCAAATTAGCAACTTTAAAAATAAATTTATGTTAGAATTACTCAGTTTCTGCAGGATCAAAATAATCCTTTGCCTCTGCATCTGTCTCTACTACAATGTCAAAGTCAGTACTGCCTAATGTTTTTAACCAATCTTGCGAATGATCTTTCTTATATAGGTCAATTGCTTTCTTATCATCGTCAATAAATCCATGTGCTGTCATGATAATCTTACCAACAGATGTTACATCGTTCACGTGATTCTTATCAACTCCAATTTTAGTTCTCTTAGCAAACTCAACTTCCTTTGTGTTCTTAGTTGCTTTGATCTTATTGGTACCTGAGCTGGATACATTGCCAAATGTTACTACTAGAGATGAGTCAAAGTACATTGTGTTACCACCTTTGTTTGCCATTCTAGGTTGTCCCATAATGTTCTCCGGTTTTGCAACCCAGATCTTATTGACAGCTACTAATGTATTGGTATATTGTTGTGATTCTTTTCGTGATAGTACAATCTTTTGGTTGATAAAGTTACCAAACTGCTGTGACATTGCACCTGCATTCCACTCGTTGTTGTTCTTGTTACTTTCAATTGATAATCTACAAGGAATTGATCCTACAGAGTCCCAGAAGAAGCATAAGTCATAAGGTAAGTTACCTTTCTTTTGCTCATCTAATAGGTCTGCTATAAAAGCTGCTACATCTTCAATACACTGCAATCTTTCTCTATCTACATAAATAAAGAATCCATTGTAGTCAATTAGCTCTCCTGTCTCTTTATCTACTACTTCCTCTACCTGTACTCCCATTTGGATAGCATGTTCCCAACTCCACTTCATCTCAGTGATAATGAATACAGGTAAGATCCCCATCTTTTGGCAACTTACTGCTGCCTCAAGTAATGCGGTTGTCTTACCTGTATCAGAATGACCTCTTAGTAGAGTGATATGTCCCATAGGAATACCAGGAATAGATAGGCAGTCTTGAAAGGCTTGTGATAATGGTATCCATTTTTGATTCTTCATCTTGATAGATGTAGTTGATAGGTTTTTACCTTTTAGAAAGGAATCAAGGTTAAATGATCCCTTGATTGCCTTAGATACCGATTCGTTTAATGACCCTTCTTTCTTTGCCATATCTATTAGTTAAATAACTTGTCAAACTCGTCGTCAATTACTTGACTTGTCTTTGCTGCTGAAGTGTTAAGACCATAAGATGGCTTCTGCTCTGCTGGTGCACTTTCTGTTGGTGGGATGTATAATCCTGTCTCCATGTGATCACTTGCTGCTGCACTTGGTGCTACTTCGTCAATACTCTCTTCTGGATTAATGAATTCAACTAATGCTGCTTTCATTTCCTCATACTCATACTTCTTGTATAAGCTAAATACTTCTGGTTGTTGTGTTAACCAAGACTTTAATTGATTTGAATCTTCAGTTAAAGGAGTTACTTTTGTTCTAACACGAACTTTAGATTGATTAAATCCAGTACCATTGGTTGCTGCATCTGTAGTTTCGATAGTTAAATCACGACCGTTAATTGGATCTGTGTAATCTCCTACATCCTCATCTTCTGCAATGCTCAACAACTCCATGTACACTTGCTTACCAAATTCCCATAAGCGAACTCCTTTATCTTCTTCACCTCTTACAATAACAGGTGCAAAGATACGAGTTTTAGGTTCTAGCTTCTTAGCTAATGACCAATTCTCTTTTGATTGTGTGGTTCTCAACTGCTCAACGAACTGAACAATAGGATCTTTCTCACCGAAGTTTGATAAAGCGATCATTGTGCGCTTACCGATTCCATAGTGAATAAATACTTCTTTAAATGGTACTTGCTTATCGTACATTGATGGTACGATGCGAATAGAGTGCTTACCTACCGTAGGTTTCCATAAAACCAACGACATGTCTCTCTTCTGACCAGGCTGCTTTTGCGACTGTAATGCAGCTAGTCTTGATTTGATTGCGGATAAATCCATAGCCATAACTAAATTGTTTAAAATGTAAATTAATTCTTTTGTTTAATATACAAAATACTTTTGATAGTTGCAACTTATAGTGCTACTATTTTAAATATTTTTGTAGGTAACCTTCTTAACTCATCTCCTTGAGTTAATAAAACTGTGTTTTGGTACGATGGCCAATCGAGTTTATAGGTTGTATCTAGTACTCCGTTGTTAAGTTGCTTGATTAAGGCATTCAACGAATTGATAGTATAAAGAGTGTTTGTCTCTTTTTTTCTGTGCAAGAGGATTGTGTTTGGAATTATCTGAGTGCTACCGTCAACAACGTTGATGTTATAAGTACATAGGTATTCCTGAGAATCTATTGACTCTAGTACGAATATTTTATTGTACATGATAGAATACTCTGACTTTATAACTTCTAGTGTCTCATCTAGTCTGTCTTTTGGACTAAACGTACAGAACAGTTTGTTCATTAAATCTTCTTGGCTAAGTGTAGTGGGCTTTGAAAAGCTCTTTATAAATAGTTCGCTCATATTAAAAATTGTAGTTTTTGCCAAATTTTACCTTTACAAGGTAGTTTCCTAGCTCTAAAGTTGTTCGTATCTCTTGTAATGTTTCCTTACCATCCTCTTTACTGAAGTCGATTAGTACCGAATCGTATACCATTAAGATTGGTTTGCTCTTTTTGTTGTGTAGTACTTTCTTAAGGTCCTGTAACTTCTTAACATTTACAACAGTCTCTAAGCACTGAATGTAGTAGTTGAATAGCTTTTGTGCATTTGAGTTGTTTTGTTGAATCCTTTTACCATTTGGTAATACAATATACCCAGTTTCTTGGTATTCTTTCTCTAACTTTTGAATAAACTGCTGTATTTGTTGGAAAAATTCTATGTGTTGGTACTCTCTCTTAACTCCTCCATACATTTGTTCAAAGGTAATCTTCTTTGATTCTTGGTACTCTTCATCAGTTAACTCTTCTTTATCAAAGTATTGCTTTCCTAAGTAAGTATGAATAGATACATCCGTTGGAATTGTAAGGTTTAATAGGTTTGCTATCAGTCTAATATGATATCCATCGAAGTCAAACTCCACCAAAGCATCATATTGTGGTATAAAACTTGTTCTAGAGTTGTTCTCTTTAGCTAATGCTAAGAAGTTAATCGAATTAAATGCGTTAGTTGGCCTAGAAGTTGTGTTATATAAGTTGTATTTAGTGTAAACTTTGTTGCCAATTACCGAATATGGTCCCCAATTTGGCTCGAAATGCTTATCAAATAAGGTTGTGTTAATGGTAAGTCCCTGCTCCTCTATCCATTTGTAGCTATCTATATAGTCGTTTTGCCACGCTAGATTCGATTCTTTTCCTATAAAAGGGCTCACTAGACCAAAAAGACATTCAAATCGTTCATAATGCTTTGAAATAGGTATTAAGCCATTGATAGATTGGTGGTATTTAAACTTATGATAAAAGTCTCTGTGTAATGGTGTATCACATGTAGAGTCTTTCAAAGATCCTTCTTGATCTAAGATTGCAAAATTAACATCAATACATTTGGTAGGTTCTATAAAATAGGAGTGATATTTCTTATCTAATAGGTAAATCTTGTCGTGAGTATCTAAGAAACTCTGGACTTGAGACATAGATAGGTTAAATCCTTCAGAATGATCTATCACTATGATGTATCCTTTCTCAAGATTGTTGTAATATAGTAAAGATGGTGATGTTAACTTGGGATGGGTGAACTCAGACTTAGCAATAAGCTGTACAAAACAACTACCTGTTGTGTGTAACTCTTGTAACTGCTCCTGTGTTTCGACGATATAATACATAACCTTTTATAACCTTTTAGAAGAATATACTACTTCTTGCTACAAAAGGCAACAGTTATGGTGTAATTCTTGCAAACTTTGTGTAATTGCCTCCAATATATTCTACTAATCCTCTGAAACTCTTAGCTTTTGTCTCAGTTGTTCTCTTATTAGTATCGTATACTCCACCTTTTATCTCATATTGAGACACTCTTTTGTCGTTTAAAGGTCCTACTAACTGCCAAAACACATCTGTGATCTCATAGATTGCCATGCTTTCATCTTGAGTGCCGTTCTTTATTGTAGTCCAATCTTCATATGAGATCTCAACAATGTATCCAGGATCGTTTGATCTCTTTGCAAAGTATCTTGTGAAGTATCCTGCTGAGTAGTCTGTGTCAGTTGGATTTGGATAGTAAGGAATTAAACTTTCTAACTTTTGAACTTGTCTGTTTACTACTGCTGCATTAGCTTCTCTAAAGTTTGACTTTATGTTATTGTAGTTAGGAGTTTGTGTTGGTACTTGGTTTGGATCGTTAGCTATGTAAGGTTGTAGTAGTTGGTTATTTCCTCGTACTGGATCTGATCCTGTGTATGCCTTTCCATCATAAGTTAAGTAGTAACTTCCAACATAGGACTCTCCATTAAGCGTGTAAGCGTTACCGTTTGTCTTTAAATTTAAGATTACTCTTGATATTGGAAAGTATTTGATCATATTGTTACCTTTAAACTAAGTACTTACTTGCTGTTGTGTATCCATCTGCCTTTTGTTGTAGCTCTTGTTGGGTTGGATTTGTACTACCCCACCACTTACTAACATAAGTTTGAGCAAATACTACACTTGTGTTGGCTTTTTGAAATCCTTTCTCTGCAAGTTTGTTATACATAAATAGGATACCATCCTCTTCTGAATTAAATGCTGCAAAATATCTTTGACTACCTGTTCCACCTTCTGTAGCTGTTACAGCTCCTTTAATGTACTTAGTTCCAGCAGATCCCCATTTACCAATATCAGCCATAACTCCATACCTATTATAGTTAGGTCCTGTTATGTTATTACCAACTCTTTGTTCGTTGATTGCAATAGCTACTATAGAGTGCTGTATGTTTTTATCTGTAAGTCCATTACTTTGTAAGGTAGCTTTAACTCTAGCAACATAATCTGTAATACTAACAGGTATGTAAGTTGCTACTCCTAATACTGGGTAAGAAGCTTTGCTTGTTGTTGTACCTACTACTTGTGTTTGTGTTGTTGACTGTGTGCTTGGAGTTGATGTGATACCAAACTTTAACTTTATAATCTGTCCTCTGATTTCTGTTGTCCAATATCCACCCTCTAGAATATGGTTCAATCCAGCTACAATAAATCCAATCTTGTTACCTTTTAATGAAATTGGTAATCTGTTTTCAGGAATCTTAAACACATTACCCATTAAAACTCCTCCAATACCATCTATTGTAATAGTTGCACTTACTGGTATGAATGCAGATGCTTGAGTTAGTGGGTTCTTTGCTTTTATCTTACTCATTGCTTGGATGTAGAAGTTTGTTGCTCCTTCTATTTGCGTTGAGTTTATATTTAAGTTTCCGTAAATAGATCTAACATGTGTATTGAACAACTCTGCTAGATTCTTCTTAGTATCTATTACTGCTTGGTTTACTGTTTGATTTGGACTAACTGATACTTCTGCCTTTCTCTTAATGTATCTATCAGTAAAACCTTTGTTTAAATGTGCAAAAGGAGTTGCATCTACTGATAAGCTACTAGCATTCTCTACAGACTGCGCTGAGATTGCTATCTGATTAGACATCTTAGTTGATATGTCTGTCTTAAAAGTAACTCCTCTAGTTAAGCTGTTGACACCATAGATAGAAATCTCTGATATGTCATCTTTGTTACTGATTCCATTAGGTTCTTTTAAAGATGTAGGAACGTATTGGTCATCATATATCACAACTGTGTTTGCATCATCATTGTACCCAACTCTAAACATATTAAAGTTTCCTAAACTTTTGTTGATATCAGCAACTAAGTTGTCTAAGAAAGGTCTTAAGTATACTGCTCCTGCTTCTTCATCTTGAGTTGCAAACTTACTAACTAGGTCTCTTAAGTAATCAACATTCAATAAGATATTCATCGTCTTACCAGTATTGCTAGTAGTTGTTTGAAATTTACTTAACTTAGATAGCTTTGCTGAGATTGTATCTTGTGTACTTGGTGTAAAGATGTCTTGCGGTTGTGCTGCTGACTCTTTGAAAATATCTTGGTAATCTCCATCCGATCCTTGAAATGGTATAATACATTTAGTAGGATCAATAGATAAATGCTTAGTTGTTGTTAGGCAAAAGTTAGTCTCAGGATTGAAATCTATATACACATAAGGTCTTTGTGTGCTTTGTGCTCCATCCTGCTCTGTGTCGTATAGTAGACACATGCTATTCATAAAGGCTAATAAGTAACCTAACTTAATATACACAGCACTTTGTGGTTCTGATACTCCAGATACGTTTGTAGTCTGGTATCGAATTAGGTAGCTATGAAATAAGGTACTATCTATTGCTGGTATGTCTTGGTTCTCTGCAATGCCAGCAAGTAGGTTTGTGTTATAACCTCTTATTGCTTGAGGATACTTAGCTCCGTTTAAAACTCCTCCGTTACTTATAAACCCATTTAGTACACTACTATTGAACATTATGTTTGTTAACTCAAACAAAGGATATGTTATTACAATATCTTTTGATAAAGACACTAATGTTAAAGACTTTACAGCTTCTAACATTGCTTGTAAAGACGACTTTGTTGTGTTTGAGTTTGTAGTTTGAGCAGTACCTGTTGTCTGCTTTGTATTATTGGTTACACCACTTCCTAGGCTAGGAGGTGGAGTTGGTAGGATTGGTTGTATTTCTGGTCTGTTCTTTTCTGTCCCAGATTTAAAAGCCTCTACACTATTTGTCTCAAAGTTAATTATAACACTTTGGTTGTTGATTACTTGAGTTGGTAGAGACATGTAGAAGCTTCTGTTTGATCGAATTGCTCCATCAGAGTAATACACAAATCCAACAGTTACATTGTTAGATAGTGTAATGTCTAACGCATCTAATACATCTTTAGCTGTTGTTGATGTACTAAATCCTGTTTGTGGTAATACAAATCTATAAGTTGCAGTTTCTGCTCTGCCTGAAACTTTTAGACTTGTGCTTTTAAATGCTATACTATTAAGCCTTTCTATTCCTTTTGCATCTAATCGTGCTCCAAAGTCAGCTTTAAACCCTTCAATAGTATCGTATGAGTTTAGCAAATTAGTATATGCTAAGTCTACAATATCTGTTTTATATGGACTTTTCTTGGCTGATGTACCTCTGTTTAGTAAAGCTGCTTTGTTTATAACTTCTAAGTCTAAATCTACCTTAGTAACTCCTTGTATGTATTGAATTACAGGAGTAGTTAGTGTAATATTCTTTTCATCTGTAACTGGAGTTTTGAAGTATGAATTGTTATATACAAAATCAACTCTTGCTGCACTGGTAAGGGGTCCTGGTTCATTTAAAGGGTAAACGCCGTATCCTAGTATGAGTGAACGTATTGTACTATTAGTGGTTGTTACACCACCAACTGAAGGAAAAGCTTTAGACAAAATATCTCCAACTGTCTTTATTGGATATGTCTTATTATACTCAGCTTCAGCAGCTTTAGTTTTAGCTCTTGCATCATCGATGGCTTTTTGCTTATCTGCTTCGTATTGCTTTCTAGCTAGTTGTAGTTGTGCTTGTGATAACTTTTCTTGAAGCTTTGTTGGCATTACATATGTTTGATTAATTCTAATCGAATCTATAACAGATCCTAATCCAATTAATCGTACCGTACAATCAAACCCTCCTTCTTGATTAAGGTCATAGGTAAAATTTGTAACCGTACCAAACATGGCATCGTAATTTCCACTAGATTCCTTTCTTTTCTTAGCTATATCTGTTTGAATCTTTTCTTTCTTAAGACTTGCTTGGAAAGCATCTAATGGTAAAATATCACTTGTGTTATATTGTCCTTTGTTGTTAAAATAGCTCACATGTCCCCACTCAAGTAGCATTGAAAATCCTAATCGAAAATATAATGCATCCATTATATTAAGTTGGTCTAAACTCCAAACCTTAAAGCTGACTGTTGCATATCTTAAAGATCCTAACTTACCTTGTGTCTCAACATTTACTGATGTGATACCTGGCATTGGTCGGTATCCTTGATTTTGTATACCACCTAATCCATATGCACCATCTGGTCCTAATCCAAATCTTTGCTCTAATGTATTGTTATTGCCAATCTTAGAGGTTCCTCCTTGTAGTATCCAATTCTTAGCTAGATCATCAACTCCTGTATAAGGAACTCCTAAAGTAGAATACACACTTGAATCTACTGATACAGATGATGTAAGTCTTATCCAAGCTGCTGAATTTGCGATGTATAAGATCTCATCTGCTGATCGGTTATCTGTTGTAGACTTTTCAGTTCTAACTTTTAATTGATCTATGATATACTTCTCAAAGGGTGCTCCTATGACATTCGATAACCTAGCCATTATTCTCTCTATTATATGAATTTAATATAGTCTGTATGTCCGATGGAATTCTTAACTGCATACCAGGAGTTGCAAAGATAGAATCACCTGGTAAGTTATTTGCTGCTGGTATAATCCACCACAATGATGGATCTTGATAAAAGTCATTAGCAATTAAATCAAACCTATCTCCTAGTACTGCAATTATGTAATTGTCAGAATCTTTTGGAGCTATGTCTGGGTATAGGTTATTGGTATAGTATTGTGTACTTGTACGATCTAACTTAACCACTTTTATGTTTTGATATCTATTTGCCATGTGTATATTTAGTTTGCAAATGGTGAACCAGTTGTGTCTCGTTGATTAAAATCTGTAAAGCCAATTGGTGCAGGTGATGGGGTTATTGTTGCTTGTGTAGCTGCTTGTTGAGTAGGTGCCTCTATCGTAGTAGGTTGTGGAGTGTTTAAGAAAGCTCCACCTGCTGTTATGATAGGTGATTGTGTACCAACTCCTACACTTCTCTTTGGTAGGAAGCTATGGATTGGATAAAATGTACATTGTATGTCTAATACTTGTGGTAGTTGTTGTACATCTGTTTCAGTATCATCTAATACAATCTCCCATGGAGTAGTTGCACCATCAATAGTAATACTTATGTTTCCTAAATATCCTGGCACTCTATATAAATAATCTCCTATCGTAAGTTGTATAACAGGTCCTCTCATTAATCCACTCTGCAAAGAGTAGTCAGGATATACTTGAGAGATTAAGTAATTTAACTTAGTATACAAAGGTTTTAACTCTGCTCTTGTTTGAGGTGCTACTTTAAATCCAAATGATATAGATCTGTCAAAGCCTTTATATGTTCTAAAGGTTTCACCTCTACCAAAGTACTTAAAGCTACCAAGATCTGCTTGGTTGGTATCCGTAATTGTAGAAAGAAAAGCTCTAAAGAATAAAGCAGTTGCTTGTGTTGTACTATCATTAGATAGGCATTCAAACACAAACTTTACCATGTCCTTAGTAGCTGGGTTTTCTTCCCAAGGAGCTTTTGTTGTTGGATCAAAAGAGAATACATTTAAGGTATTAAGAATGTCTTGTGCTTGAGAGTTTGTTACTCTATAATCAACTCTACTAAAAGTTGCACCCGGATTACCTGTATTTAATCTAGTTTGAATTCCTAATTTGTCATAATCAGATGTCATTACTTGACCTCTTTCTAAATCTGCTCTAAAGTCATGTGGTCTTACTCCACCTGTTTTTGCTTTTGCTATCTGATCGTAGGTGTATGATGTTGTTGCAAACTTCTTATCTGGAGTTGTGTCATCTACTCTGTTGATTTGAGTTATGCCTATACCATATCCTTGGCTTGCACCAGGACCTCCTGCATAAGAGAATAAAGTTCTCTTGTTAGAAGAGATGCCTAATCGTGATAGTTCTAGATACTTAGTACCTAATATAGTACTATCTAATGAGTAGTCATATGTTGTGCGAGTACCTGACATTAACTTTGTATCTCTTAACAAAGTAAGTCTGTTCTTGTTTGGTGTATTGGTTGCTGCTGCTGTGTAGTAGTAGGTTAATCTTTGAGATTCTGTTGGCTGTGCTCCATGTCTATTGAAGTGAACTCCAGTGCCTTGAGATTCTACTTGAAGAAGTGTGTTTCTTCCTCCATTGTATATCCTAGTGTTTTCGATTATACCTCTTGAAGTTTCATCTCCTGTTAGGTTAATACCTCCACCTACTTGTAGTTTAGGATTTGCAAACTGTAGAGCAGATTGCTTCTGAACGAAGATGTTTCCTTTAGGACTTTTCAGAAATGACTCGATTCTAGATCTATCAATTTGACCTGCTGGTGTTGAGTAGCCTACATCGGTTGTGATTAACTGACCACCTCTAATAGGAAAGTCTGTTGTTAGAGCACCTGCTCTGTATAGTTGCAAAAATCTTGGATCTGTTATACCACCATACCTATCGCTATTAGATTCGTTTGGCATTGGTGCTTGTACATAGGGAGTTCCACCACCACCGGCAATGTTAGCTTCTCCGTATTTTAAGCTTTTTAAATTTGTTTTAAGGTCTATTAGTGCCATCTGCTCGTTACAAGTTTCCTAGATTGTCTAGGTACGTATTTGACTTATTGGTTCCAGCTATAACATCTATAGGATTCAATGTCTGTACTTTCTTTTTACTTTCTACTGGTATGGTAGTTCCTGTGTAGGAAGTTCCTTCTGGTAGGCTGTTAAGGTAGGTACTGTCATTTGGTATTCCTGCAGCTAGTTGTAAGTTTGTTAATGGCTTACTTCCAAGTGAAGTTTGTACAACTGGTATTGCTCCACCTGTAGTGTTCTTCTCTCCTAAAGAGTCTAAGTAGTTGTTAGCAACTTCTCTTCCAAGAGTTCTATCTATCTCTTGTACATCTCCAATATCTCCTTTTGTAGCATCAAACTTTCCTGTAAGAGTGGTCTTACCTTTCTTACTAAAATCTGAGTATCTAATTTGGTTTAATATTAACTCCACTCTTAACGTCCTTTTATGTTAGATTGTTTGTCTGCGTTATCCCATAACACTTTACCAATCTTTTGTCCATCTATAAATACATTGCCTTGAGTATTGTTAGAGGTTGAAGTTGAAGCTTGTTGTTGTGCTGCTTGTTGTGGTGCTGCTTTCATTGCTGCTGCATTGATTGGCGCAATTGATCCTGCACCACTTCCACCAAGTCCACTAGCTGTTCCAAATCCTATTGCTGCACCAACTCCTACTGCTGCTGCTGCAGCTGCTAAGTTGATACCTCCACTAGCAATTGTAGAGTAGATTGCCATTGTAGCCATTAAGCCTATGATGGTTCCTAATATAGTTGGTAATGCTTTTAATCCATTTGTAATAGTTCCAACAACTCTTCCAATCTTTGCCATCACTGACTCTATTCCACCTGACTTTTGTAGCAAGTCTGTTAAGTAATCAACAAAAGTTACTACATAAGGTAAAATTACCTTACCTAAACTTTCTTTTAATCTCTCTATTGTGTTGTTAAATCTATCTGCTACTGAAGCTCTTCTTAAGTCAGCTTGCTCTTGAGCACTTAGAGTTGATAAAATCTTCTCTCCCTCCACACCCATCTTAACTAACTGCTCGTATCTTTGTGCTAAAGATTGTCCTTCCTCAGCTCCCAATCTATTTGCTCTCTCCTGATTGATAAGTTGCTTACTAAGTTCCTCAGCTGAAAGTCCTAATGCAGCAGCAAAAGCCTCTCTTTGGATTAAATTCATACCTTGGTAGGTATTTAGAGTAATATTTTGTCTGTTTAACTCTTCCATTAATCCTCTAGTATCACCTAATAGTGCAAGTTCTCTTGCTCTTGTTAGGTTAAGCTCTCTTCCTGTTAGTACTTGTGCTTCAAATTCTGCTTGTATGCTCGACTCAAAATCTATTAACTTAGTAGCTTGTCCGTTTATTGTGTCTAATGTTGTACCTAACTTAGTAGCTCTTACCACTGCTTGTGCTAATGCTTCAACACTTCCCTTAAAGTTAACTAGTATTGTACTGCTAACCTTAGCCATGCCATCTAATATTTGCTTGTTAGATAGTGCAAGTTTGTTTCTTGATCCCTCTGCTACTCTTGTTGCTTGGATTATACCATAAGTTTCACCTATAGTTTTGTTAGATAAGGCAGCTTGGGTAGCTAATGCTGCAGCTTCTTGTGCAGAAATTCCTAATCTCTTCTGTATTAATGTTAAATTTTCTACAAACTCAGCACTAGTTGGTGCTAAAAATCCAAATACATCCGATAATTCTGTGTATGTTTTTGTAAGATCTCCTGAAGTAAGTCCGAAATTTGTTGATGCACTTGCTATTTGAACGAACTTAGCTCTTAAACTTTCCGCATAAGATACAGTTGTTCCTAAGCTTTTAGCAGTATCAAATATCTTCTTTTCGTAATCTAAGGCAAATTTAACTAGGCTTACTGTGATTCCTACCATTGTAGTTAGTAATCCTATTGGAGATGTTAATGCACTTGCAATATTATTAAATACACTTACTATTCCAACTCCTAAAACTTTCCACTTACTAGCTCCATCTGTAGCAGCAGTCTCCATGTCTTTTAAGACCTTCTTAGCGTTTATTAAGTTTCCTATAATTGGGATCTTAGACATGTCCGACATTATTTTGGCAGATACTCCCAATACACCTTCAAACTTTTTAGCTACTTCTAGTTGGTTATTAGCTATCTGTAACTGTTCGTTTAATGCAGCAACAGCGTCTAGGTAGCGCTCTTCTTGTGCTGCAGCTAAATCTGCATCAAGGAGCCTAAGTCTGATGAAGTCTTGCTCTAGACTGATTAAACTTCTTTGTATTTCGAGTTTTTTATTCTCAATCTTTTCTGCATCTAACATCTTTTTAGTTAGATCTCCTTGCTCTGTAGCCATATCTTTAATGGCTGCAGCTGAGTTGTATAGATTTTTGTAGAGACTTTTTGCAATATCTTTACCAAGCTGCTGAGTTATATCATCAGCATCTTGTAATCCTGTATTAATTTGATTCCTTAATATACTAGCTACAGATAATAAAGTATCCTGTAATCTTGTAAACGCTTCAGCTAAATGCTCTGCGTTATCAACATCACCTTGAGATGGTCCTGAAGGAGGTGTTCCACCTGAAGTTCCACCTGCTGGACTTAAATATCTTCTTCCTAATTCCATGCTAATAAATAGAGAAAGTGCCTATTTTTTAGACACTTTACTCGTATATGTTGGTTTTGTATTTGATTGTGATATTTTAGGTGGTAAAGGAATCTTTAATTTCTTCATATCTGTTGATGCTGTTACAGTTGTCTGCCCATCAACATCTTGTCTTTCCTTATCATACCACTCTTTTATCTTGTTAAAGGTAAATTTTCTTAACCAAATTGGCATATCATAGACCGTTTCCCAATCATATCCTCCCTTTCCATGAAAAACTATCTCATGTATTTGAGTGAATAGTTGGCTTCTATAGTCCTGTGGAAGGGTAAAAAAATGAAATACCTAGTGGTAAATCTACACCCTCCTGTATGTAGCCATCCTTAAATTCGATATTAATCGTTAAGTTTAGGTCTGGTGTAATCTCTCTCATGTGCTTTCTAAAAGCTCTTGAATCTGTTGCTAACATGTGGTTATCTACAAAATCACGTACTGCTTTAGCATCACGATCTCCGTTAATAGCAATGATTGCATACTTTAATCTCACTGTAACATCGTTATACATGTTAAGTTTCTTCAAACTTTTTAACTCCTCTTCAATCATCCTCTCATCTTTATGAGTTAAGATCTTAAAAGTTACTTCGTTATTTGAGGTAGGTAATTGATACGTAAATTCGTTAATATTAGCCAAAGTGGAGTAGTCCACCTCTTTGTTCTTAATCGCTGTTAGATCGATTGAAACTTCCTCAGGCTCGCCTGTTTGAGGGTGGGTTACTGATACTACATACTGCTTTCCATATCCTAAGATTCTTCCTGCAATTAAGATTGCGTTTTTATCTCCTAAGGTTAGGTCATCGTAGTTGATTGGACTTATGATAAGCGATCTTAATAGCTTGTCAAATACAACCCCTTGCTTAATGAAGTTTTGGTTTGTTAAAATATCTTCTTCACGTGCTGTCATGTATTTCATTTCAACAACTCCGGAAGATAGTGGATTTTCTTTTGGGTATACTAACCCTTTTGAAGGTAGTTCTACGGCTTCTGATGGTAAGCCTGCCTTACTTGTGTCTGTCATAATCTCTATTACTTTTGTTAATAAATATATACGATTTGACTTTTATGTGTTAGTTATCTACAAGTAAAATAAAAAACTCCTCTCTAAATTATAGAAAGGAGTTCTTAATATTGTGTTTTTGTGATTGTATTACATTTGATATACTTTATATCCTGATTCTTCACTGTAAGTTACTTCCCAATGGTCACCATACTCACCAACATTCATCCATTCCTTAAAGTCAGCTAGCATTTCTGCACGTTGCTTAGGATCAGTGATTTGTGATAACTCTTCCTCCATCTTATCTTTTAGTAATTGTTTACAGAATTGTTCAATGTTTAAATCACTATCAATTATATCTTCATCCTCTACTGCACCTCTAGATCCAATTTTTTCTACTCTATAGACATTTTCACCCTCTTCTTCAGCTTCTTTCATTTTAGAAGCAGACTTCATCTTATTCATTTCTTCCATTTTAGAATGACGTCCCATCTTGTTCATCTTATTCATTTCATTCATAGATGCTGCTTGGTCTTCTGTGTATACATCGTATCCTGTTTCTTCAGTAACTGCTACTTCCCATTTATCATCATATTCACCAACACCTGAAAATTCTTTAAAGTGACGTAGTGTTTCTGCACGTTCTTCAGCACTGTCAGCCATTGCTAATATCTCTGCCTGTTCTTTCTTTAATAGCTCTTTACAGAATTCTTCGATACTTAAGTCACTCTTCACCATCTCTTCACCCTCTTCTTCACCTCTAGATCCAATCTCTACTACTTTGTAGGTATTTGCTCCTGAACCTTCTTCAGCTTCCATTTTATTCATCTTAGCCATCTCGGTATTATATTCACTTTCAGTGATAATACCTGCTAATTTTTGCATTTGCAATGCTGATGCGTCTAATTTTTTCATATTATGTGTTTGTTTGTGTTTTATTTAGTTGTATTACATTCTAGACTTACGCTTCATCTTATTCATTTCATTCATAGATGCTGCTGAGTCTGGTTGTGCTTTTGTGTTTGGTACTTTTCTAGTACGAATTTCTATCTCTCCCTCAACATTAGGGAAGATTTGTCTTATTTCTTCATCTGTCATCTCTTCTGAGTAAGATGGGAAGCCAAAAAGAAGGTGGCAATCACCCGTAACTTTTAATCTCTTTGCAAATTCTCTAAATGTATTATCATCTACTCCTTCGAATGAGCCAAATAGATCAAGATCTCCTTTTACTACTATGGTAGCTTTTTCTACGTTTTCAAAAGGTTTTTCTGCAGATAACATACACCATGCACTTTCACATATAAAGTTGTCTGGTAACACTAGCTCATCAGCACTACCCCAGTCAAAATCTGCTTGGGGAGTATTAACAACTAACTTCTTAGCTAAGTGCGTTGCTGTTATAAGATTGTGATTACTTGATTTATCAAGTATTTTAATCATATTTACTACATATCTACTATCCACATTAAAATAACACTCTCCTTCAATTGTAAGGTTGTTACCTAAAGCAAAATCTCCTCCTGATAAATTTCCTTTTATAGTTAAGTTATCAGGTAATTCAATACTTTCACCATAAAATTCCCCTCCAGACTCTGGATCGTAATTATTCTCTATGCTTCCATTAATAACTAAGCCATTCTCCTCAACATAGGTATCTAACTCCTCTTGAGATGTTATAGTTACCCCACCAGAAGTTCCTTCTTCCTCAGCTTCCATTTTAGGAGTGTTATCCATCTTAGCCATCTCAGTATTATATTCACTTTCAGTGATAATACCTGCTAATTTTTGCATTTGCAATGCTTGTTCGTTAAGTTTTTTCATGCTTTATATTTGTATATGCTTTTTATAATGGCCTAAAGATCTACCTTTAATTTTAAAAAGCCAACTTTTTTTTAATTTAATTATTTTCTAATAAGCAGATGAGTGCTTTTAAAAAGTAGTAATTCAGTACGCAGTATCAATAATTTAAGATACAAAAATCCATCGCTAATACCATCTCGATTTCAACTGCCTCTGAATTTGCGAAATCGTATGATCCAAAGTTTGAAGACTTAATGAAAGCTCCTTTTACAATCCACTCTGAAACAACATCACCTACTGGACCTAAGATCCATAAGCTAACATCTTTCTTGTAGAAATCTGAGTATCCATCACGTCCTGTTACTGACTCGTGTGATAAACGTAACCACTCCATTACCGCTTGTTGTCCTGAAGGAGCGATTGGGTTGTATAACTTTAAAGTCATATCTCCCCACTCTAACTTACCTTTTAACTTACGGTAAACGTTGATGTGGTCTAACTTGATTTCAGTTAGTGAGAAGTTTGGTGCTGTAGCACTTTTAATAGTGTAAGCTGGGATTCCATCTATGTTGAATATGAATCTGTTTTGAACGGTTGGTTCAAAAGCTGTAAACATTATCTCGTTCGGGTCTAATACTGGCATGTTCTTTTTATTTTAAAATAAATATCTTTATGTTAGCTTTTTATTGCTTAAATGTATAACTACTTTAGTGTTTACTGATTAATAGGTTTCAACATGTCTAAGTCTGTAGTAGGGAAGAAGAATATCTTCTTGCCAGCCTCATTCTCAAACTCATAGAACTCTTTACCATTGCCATCTTTACCAGACTTAATAAATGTAATGTTTTCATCACGATACTTATAAGTCTTTCCAGGAGTTACATCTATAGTCTCTTCCATCTTAGCCTTAGCTTTTTTCATAGCTTTATTCTCGCCAAGCTTTTTCATTTTAGAGGTAAGCTTTTGCGCATGGCTAACCTTACCTTCTAAAATAATATCTTTCATTATAGACTCTAGTAGAGCTTTGGATAAATGTAATCTAATCTTTGTATTGTTATTCATATCTAGTTACTATTGACCAAAAGTAGCTCCTGTTGGCAATACGTTAAAGTCTAATTGAATAAATTCAGCTGTTCTAGTAGGTTGGATGTAGATAGTACCAATCAATTGATTTCTATCGATTACATCTGGTGTATTGTTTGTCTCATCCATTACTACACGGAATGCATATAAGCCTTGCTTTTGTTGTACAAAATCTAAGTATGGATTAACTTGTGACAAGAATTTGTTTCTTGTTACTGCAGTGTTCTGTTCGAATACTAATGTGTTACCAATTTGCTTAATGTATCTCTTCAAAGATATTAACAAACGTCTTACGTTTACTCTATCTAATGCAGATGGTTTTGATTGTAATGTTTTTTGTCCGTAGATAACTGTACCTTGTCCTGGGAATACTGCGATTGGATTTACTTTAGATCCGTACAATGTATTTCTAGCTGATACTGTTAACTTTCTTTCTGGTTGTAATACTGTTGGTAAACCACCTCTAGTCATACCTGCTGGTGCAAACCACTCTGCAGAAACTTTGTCTGAGTATTCGTATACTGCTGGTACAATTGTAGAAGCTGGTACGAAGTTTAATTTACCTGTCTCACGTGATCTTACTTGAATCCATGGCCAGTATGTAGCTCCATAAGAGTTATCAATGCTTTGTGCGTTGCTTCCAACCTCTGTTAAAGATTGACCGTATGTTACCATATCTACTACTGCAATCGCATCACCTCTTTCACTTACGTTTGATAGTAAGGTATTGACTTGGTCAGCTGCGTTTTGATAAGTAACACCTGGCATTGATACGATGTTGAAGTCGTAATCTTCACCACTCTTCAATAATCCAAGAGCTGTATCGTAATCACTTGCAAATACACCTTGAATGTTTGTTGAAGGAGTTGCTGCTGTTGAGTCTGATACCTTAATGTTTTCAAACATGTTCAAAGCTGCAATTCCATAAACACCGTGGATAGGTCCTACTGCACTTTGGAAACTTCCATTAAGAGATCCACTTCCGTTTGTTGGGATGTAAGATTTATATAATGTTACTGGTTGTCCTTGTGGAGTAAAGTAGTTTGGTGTTGGTGAAATAACTTCTTTAACTCTTACGTATCTTGATGCGTTTGCATAGCTTCCAGTAGTTTGTAAGTATGGATTACCAAACTCATCAGTTAATACTGTTTGTGTTTGATCTCCAATTACGTATGCAATATAATTACTTTGATTTGGATCTAATGATACATTAGCCCAAGTTTCTAAAATTGTCTTTGAGTTTTGATAATCATCACCTCTTCTAATCAATACTGTGAAAACACCTGATCCTGTATCAGCTCCTGTAATCTCCCAACGAATGTTTGAAGAAGAACCTGAAGGTAATACTCCGTTAGATGCTGATGCAGCATTTGCAGAGTTGTTCATGATGTCACCTACTGAAAGGGTTTCTAATGTAAAAGTAGAGTTGTTAACATTTGCTGATGCTCCACCAAATATTGCTACGGTGCTTAATCTATCTTTTGTAGGAAGTGCAGACGATGTAACTGGCCAACTGCTAAAACCATTAGCGTATATTTTATATCCATTAGCATTTGCTGGGTTGCTTAATAAAGCAGATCCTGTAAACGATAATGATCCTGTGGTGTATGATGCAGTAACATAGTTTTTTAAATCACCAGTTGGGTTATTAACTCCTTTTACTAGTGCAGTAGCCCACTGATCAACGTTCCAGCTTCCAGTTCCATTGTTTACGTTGACAGAAATAAAGTCTGCAGCATTGTCTACTAGATCGTAGATACCTGGACTTATAAAGTAGATGTTGTCTCCAATTGCAAACTCTACTATCATATTTGAACCAGTTGCTGATATGTTATATGATGGTAGTGATCCTGTGATCCAACCTGAAGTTGTTGATGCTGATGCTGTTGCCGGAGTACCTGCTGATGCTATTACATTGTTTGGAATAGTTGTAGATTGTGCAGGAGTATAAGATCCTGATGCTACTCTTGTTACAATCAACGACTCACCACCTTGTTCAAAGTAGTTTGCCGCAGCAATTGACGTTAAATACTCGTAGTTAACGCCTCCTGAAATAAACAAACTACCAAACTTTGCTTGATAATCTGAATATGATCTAACAATTGTAGGAATATTAACTGGTCCTACTACGGTAGGTCCTAACAAAGCTGCTCCAGCTTGTAAAGGTCCTTGTGTTATTTGTGATGCATCGTTTTCTTGTACGAAAACGCCTGGTGATAATAATGCTTCTGCCATTTTGTTGATTTATTGCTTGTAATAAATATCTAGTTGTACTGTGAAAAACCTTATTACAATCGTGTTGATACTTCCCCTGTTTCAAGGTTCACTGTAACATCACCATACTTTGCTCCTACCTCACTAAAAATCTTTGCTTCTTCATCCTTAATATCGATTACTTGCTGTTTTGCTTTCTCTAATTCTAAGTCGATTAAGATCTTTTGGTAGCTTAGTTCTCCTAGAGTTGATGCAGTTGCTACTGCTTTCTCTCTTAGATCCTTAAGTTGTTGTAATTCTTCTGCTGTCAAAAACTGATTCATGTGTAATTTGTTTGTTATGTATAAATAGTTAATCTATTGGCTAAAAGTGTATTTTTATAATACTAACTTACCCGTTATGTGTTGCTTCAATATCAAATTGAATTTTACATAAGTTATAAGTTCTTTCCGATAGTTTTGAGATGTAAGCATTTACTGAGTCTGGGATTAGATATCCATTAATACTCATGTTAAATGATGTTTTTACAACTCTATCTTCACCTGTACTATATGTTAGATTATCTTGAAAACTATCTATCTTTGTTAAGAATTGAAATCTAGTTGGATCTCCCCAATAACTATACGATGCATAATTAACAGCTTCTATAATACTATCCATCTGTTCAACAAAGTTTGTCCATATCACACACTCGTAAGTAACTGTTACGTAATCGGGTGTTATACTTATCACATATTCATCTTGAGGTACTTGGTCTCTTAGTATGTTAAAGTTATCGTAGATATTACGACGTGAGAAACCCTTTTTAAAGAGCTGTACGTTATGAACGTTGTTACCATCTATCTTGTTACCTAAATTCTTGTTCTGTTCAATAGAGGTCCTCCTATACATTAATAAAGGTGGCATTATCTTAGATGCTCCATCTCTATAGAATCCATCAGCTTGTACTGACTTCCATTTTTCAGGTGATCCATATATGATTGGGAGTGCTACTTTGCTATTATTCTGTACTGCAGATAACTTTAATACGTTTTCAAAGTAGTACTGTACTGCTTCGTTAACATCTGTTATACCTATCTTAAAGTTTCTACTTGTATCATCTTTGAGTGAGACCTCAAGTGCTCTGTTAAACTCAGGCTGTCCTGGATTAAAAGGTTCAGATGGAATTATGTTGGGATTTCCCTCAGCCGGACTTGTTGGTATAACAAGGCTGTTCATAAATTCTCTTCTGTTCTTAGGTCTTACTTGTTGCATGTTTAAATTCTAAATTGAGCTATACCTAATCGTTCTGGTGTTGTTAAGTGAGTTTGTAATATAAGAGAGTAACTTCCTCCAAAGTTCTCTAACCCGGTTGAGTAAGAGTAGTCAGGATCTTTACCTAATATAAGTTGGTTCTCATTAACGTTATCAACTTCGTAGTATAATTCGTTATACATTATAACATCTCCTACTTCAGGATATACATTTGCAGTTTCTAGTGAAGTTTTTAGGAATCTATAGGTTACAATCCTTGCAGTATCAGGTCCAAAGTTATCATTAGATACAGTAAAGTCTCCTCTTTCTATTAATGTGTTAATTAGTACTGGTCCAACATACTGCTTAGTAATAGCTTCTCCATAAGTATTGGGTGGAGTTTCTGATAAAACTACCTTATAGTATCCTATCTGCTGTGTAATGATATCGTTGATCAACTCTTCCGACATTGATCTGAATATTGATACATCTCTCTTTGATCCAAATAAAGCCATCTTATCCTATGTAAATTGGTATTGGTATGTTATTTAGAGTATCATGTAAAGATGCATTCTCAGCTTGTTGTCTTTCTAGCTGTGATCTTCTTGTCATGTCATCTAAATCTTGTCTCAACTTTTCTCTTAGTGCTGTTTGCATACTTTGACCTCTTGATATAAGGTCTGTTGAATTAAGAACTACCTCTGCTCCTGGTACTGGTACTTGAGAGTACTTACCTCTTACAAGTCCTAGCAACTCTGAAGAAAGTGCTGCAGTATATTCTTTTATCCACTGCTTTCCTGGTTGGTTAATTTGTGTATATGTTATATTAGCGTAAGGAGCTAATGCTGGATTTGCTATTAAACCTTTGTTAGTACCATAAGGACTGTTACCAGTTAAACTAGATAACTCTGATGCAAATGCATAATATATCCATAAGTGTCCTCCTGAGTATTCAGGTACTGGCATGATTCTTATATCATCTCCAATGATCTCAAATGTAGCATGTGCTCTTCTAACATAGTTAGACATTTCAATCTCTTGGATTCTTTCAATATCCCAAAATACAGGAAAGAGCATGTAGTTTAATCCTGGAGAATAACTTGCCCATCCAAAGTTCTCTGATGCTCCTTGGTAGTTGATTGATCCTCCAATGTATGGATCGTAGTATTGGTTCTGTGCTGGCGTAGCTTGGTACATTACTCTTTGTACAACAACTCTATCACCTGCAGCCATTCCTTGACTTCCTGATGCCCAATCTTTCAAATTGTATACTTGTACATTTGCTGTTAGTTCAATTGATCCTGAACGCCAGTTAACAAATCCACCTACACCTGCTTGTGCACCATAGGTTTCTGAAATATTGATTGTGTTTTGTAAGTTTGGAGATACTACAATGTTGTTTAAAGTAGATCCTGTTGATGATCCTTCTAATGCTAAGTAGTTGTCTTTGATCTTAGACTGATAAAGCTCTTCAGCATAAATAGAAACTGCATCTTCAAAGCATTGATAGAAGTTTACATCATCTAGTTCGACATCCATTACTGGATATCCTAACTTGTTTGCACAGTAATTAGCTATTCTAGGTCCATCATTCTGAAACTGTAGGTCATTATCGTAGTACCCGAATGGAGTACTTCCAGAGATTGCTCCCGGAGTTCCGTCATATATTATTGGATTAGCCATTTACCCTTGTTGTTTTATGAATGTAATTCTTTATATACTTGTACTATTGGTTCAACAATTGGATGTCTGTGGTTTGTCTTTAAGTGTACTATAGCTGTGCCAGGTACATGACCCGCAATTGCTTTGTTCAAAAAGTATAATCCAGACATTTTCTTGTCTCTTAAGTCGGTTTGTTGAGTATCTCCTACAATAATCATCTTCGATCCAGTACATAAACGTGTTATTACTAACTCCATTTGTCTGTCTGTAACGTTCTGAGCCTCATCAATGATGATAAAAGCACTTGTCATGTTTCTACCTCTCATAAATGCAAAGGGAATAATCTCAATACTTCCTTCTTCTATGTATTTCTCTATCTTAGATTTATCATATAGCCTATTCATATTGTCGTAAATAGGTGCCATGAAAGGATCTAGCTTTTGTTTTATATCACCTGGTAGAAATCCTAACTCCTCTCCTGAAGTGATTACTGGTCTTGCTATGATAATCTTCTCTACTTCACCTGTAAATAGTGCATCTAATGCAACTTGACACGCTAATAAAGTTTTACCACTTCCCGCTTGACCTGTTAAAACAGTTATAGTATTCGCTAATATAACTTCTTTTGCAAGTTTTTGTTCCTCATTTAGAGGTACGTGAAACTTAATTGGATTCTTTGGTACTCTCTTTTTTTTAAATACCTCGTCACTGTAACTGTTAGAACTCATATTGTATTTGTTTACTTAAATAAATAGCTCTAATACCAATTAAAGGTAATAAAAAAACCGGCACGAGGCCGGTTTCTTATTGTTGTAATTCTAGATTAGATTAAACTAAGTTTAAGTCTGCTACTAATACTTTACCATAGTATTCAGGTCTAACCATTTTCTTAGCGTATCTAGTCATGATACCTTTTCTTGGAGTGAAGGTAGCTGGATCGTAGATAAGTGGAGTCATGATTAAAGGAACGTATGGAGCATAAACAGCACCTGTTTCTAAGAATTGGTTACCACGGAAGCCCATCAAGATTAAGTTCTCAATCATGTAAGGATTCTTGTATACTTTGTAACGGCTATTCAATTGACCTACTTTTTGTACGCCAAATGCATATTTCATTGTATCTGCTGCACCATCAGTATCTGCTGCGAATCCTGGGATTGATTCCAAGATTGTAGCTACTGTTGGAGAAACTACCATGAAGTTAGCACCGCCACGTAAAGTACGTTGGTGAATAATGTTAGAAACTTTTTGTAATTTGATACCTAAAGTTTGGAACCAAGTCATCTGAGTGTAGTATACACCAGCTGTGTTGCTATCAAATCCAGTTGAAGTAGAGTTGATTTGGTTACCAACTTTCGCTGACCAATACTCAGTAGTAGGAGCATTTTGGATCAACATGTCTAAGATTTCTAAGTCTAACTCTAAAGAGATGTACTCAGATAACATACCTGTTAATTCAGCTTCTGCATCTAATGAATGGTAAGCGTTTAAGTCTTGTGCAAATTCTGGAGTCCATTGTGCTTTCAACTTACGTGTCTTAGCAGAAATAGTCTCTGATCTCATTTGTACGTTAATTTCAGGGATAACGATTTGTGTTGCTGATTCAGCATTTGGAGTTGAGTATCCAGTTGCAGGAGCATCTTGGAAGTCACCCATTTTGTTGAAGTCAGTTTTCTTGTTGTACTCAACAACGTAAGTAGTTGAAACACCACCTAAAGCTACTGCTGCATTAACAAGGAATTGTACGAACACACCAGCTGCACTTGAAGATACAGTTGTAAATGCTTGTAAGTTAGTTCCTGGAGTAACAGTTGAACCTGAAGTAATGATGAATGCACGAACACCGTTCAAATCAACGTCAGAGCTAATAGAAGCTGTAGGTAAAGTGAACTTAGTGATCGACTTAGTTACGATTGAGCTTGAGTAATTTGCATCAAAGTTAACGTCTGCAAATGTAGCAGATGCTGAAGCAAATCCTGTTGCTGAAGATGATACTGAAGATGAGAATTGGTTGATTGAGTAAGCAAACTTACCAGCGCCATAAAGACCACCAGCAGCAGCGTTACCGAAACCACTATCACCTACAATTGTTTGATTACCGAACAATGAACCAGTTGCAGCACCTAAACCGAATGGGTTTTTGTCTGTACCGTATTGAAAGTCCAAGTAAAATACTAAACCTGCTGGCAAGTTCATCGGTTGTACCGAAACAAACTCTTTAGATGCGATTTGACCAAATACTTTACGTACTAATGGTAAAGCTACACCTGCCCATTGCTCACCAGTACCTGGAGTGAATGTTGCACCTGAAGTTGAACCACCACCTGTACTTGATTGCTCTAATACTAATTGCTTAGCTTGGTTTTCTAACATTACAGCCATGTTTGTACGGTTGTAATCTGACAAGCCTTCTAAGAGGCCTGACTTAGCCCATTTTGCGGCTAATTTCTGACTAACACCTGCCTGATTTTGGTATGGGTTAGCAGATTCTAATAATGAATTTACTAAATTTGACATTTTTAAATGTGGGTTTAAATTGTTTTTAACTTTTTTTAATTATTTAATACCCGCTAAGTGCTGCCATCTACTAACTGATGCATCGTGTTCTACAATTGGTTTTGCTGGTGCATTACCCATTGGCTTAGATGCGAATCCAACCGATTCTTTAATGGTTGACTTCTTAGTTAATGATAACGATTCATTTAACGTTTTGTAAGTGTTCTCTGCTTCTTTTACAGTTGTTGCTCTATCAAATGCATTAAGAACTTTTACTTTTTGTGATTCGTTTAAAGATTTAGATTTGAAAAGTTTGTTTACGTAAAGTAACTTAGCGTTTAATAAGTTAATCTCGTTAAGTTCCGACTTCAAAGATTGGATTGTCTTGATAGCTTCTTTAAGCTCTTTAGCCATTTCCTCTTTTTCTTTCTTCTCTTCGTCTTTTTTCTTTTCGTCTTTCTTCATAGATTTTTTAGCTTCTTCAATTGGGTTCAACATTTCGTCTTCTTCCGCATTGTCCTCGCCTTCTAATTGTGCTATGATTTCTTCTAAAGAAATTTCATCGTCTTCTCCAGCTTGCATTTCAGCATCAGCAGTATCTTGCATGTCTTCCATGCCTACTCCACCACCTTGTAAAGTGTTAAATAAATCACGAATGATCTCTTTAAACTCGCCTACAGTAATGTCTACTACTTCTGTGTCATCTTGCACTTCTTCTTCTTCACCTTCATCACCCATAACTTCTTCTTCTGAGGATTCTTCCTCTTCAGTTTCTTCTTCAGCTTCCCCTGCTTCTTCGTTCATCGTTTCTGGTTCTTCTGTTGACTCTTTGCCTTCGTTTTCGATAGCATCAAGCTCAGCTAAGATATCATCTAATGTAGATTCTTCCATGTTTGAATTTTTTACTTCTTCCATGTCTGTATCAACGATGTTATCTAAAGTCTCTTCAGTTTCTTCCATTTCGTCTAGCTCTTCTGATAGCTTTAAACGCATCATCTCTTTAATCCTCGGCTCGAAAGTTTCAGATAAAACTGACTTTGCATTAGCTAACGCTGACTCGCGAACTGCTTTAGCATCAAGGATAGCTTGTTTGTACAATTCTTGATTAGTACTCATGTTAATAAAATTTTTGACTTGTGATTGCTTATTAGAATGTGAAGCAATATAGATTTTGGATTATTGTCAATACTATATTCGGATAGTATATCTAATAAATAGCAAAAGCTATCTAAAAGGGGATTTTTTAACAAAAAAAAATGTAACTATCTTATTTAGTTTCTTTTAGACCGTACGGTATACCTAGGATACCATGTACTGCTTTTCTGAATGCTTTTTGTGTTTCTTGTTGAATTGCCTTCATTACAAGCTCTTGTAGTGCTGGATTATCCTTTAGAAGTGCCATCTTACCGTTTGTACTGTCATGATATAAAGCACTCATTTGAACGAACATATTGTTATCATCATCTATGTCTATCACGATTCCCGGAACATCATCCAATGGATTTTCATCAGGAATTATATTGAATTCTCTTTCCTGTATTCCTGCTAGTTCTTGAAATCTTTTTAGTTCGTTCATCTTCTTACTTCAGACAGCATACACCTGACTGTGAACATATTAGATCAGAGATCATTCTGTTTACACTTGCGTATTTAGTATATGGATTAGTTGTACCTGCATTGTATCCTTCATTTAATCCTCCTGCTGGCTTTACATACGCTCCATATGTAGATGGATTTGATACAAAGTCCCAACAAATAAGATCTAAATCATCACCTACTTGTACGATTCCTTCTCCAATTGGCATTGTTGATCCTAATGCTCTTGATGAAACACCTACCGTACAACGTTTGTGAAATAGCTCTTTTAATATATTACCTGATGGAGTTGATAGAATTTCAAATTCTCCATAAAGATCTTTACCTTCCCACCACATTCTTGTGATAATATGGCTTGCATTTTTTAAATTAATGATGCTAGACTCTGGGTGGTCTAACTCTCCGTATGATCTTCTTTCGTTGATTGGTCCATCAATGTACTTTTGAACTTGCGCATTCAAAGCATCATAGGTATAGATACGAAGATTTGCATTTGGTTTGTCTGCAGCTTGTATCTTTCCTGACACGATTAGAGGTTTATCTTGGTTAAACTTAGATTCGTTTAACTGCTCTGGTCGTGGTGTAAATGTTATATGCTCTATTAATACGTTCTTTTCCATGAATTATCTTTCTCCCGGTTTTACGACGATTCCTCTTTTTCTTAATGATGCAGCTGCTGCAGTAGCTTCTTGAGGAGTTTTAAGGACATCAATGACTTGTTTTGTTATTGGATTTTCTATTACACCAACCTCTTTCACCATATCCGACGATTCAAGTTCTTTAGTAATCTTTTTCCATATGTCTGTGTCTGAGAGTTTTTGATCAAACGAATTTACAACTACAGCATCAATATTGTCTATAGTGATTGTGTTATTTTGTAAGGCTTTTTTTAGTTGAGCAGCATTACTAATTTCCTTAGATCTTAATAAAGAAGCACCCTCTTCACCACTTCTGCGTATAAAGTCATATGCTTTTCCAAATGAACTATCTGATGTAAGTGGAAGCGATTTATCAGCCTCTTTCATCATCTTGTTAACAAGTCCCTTTAACTTATCTGCACCAGTCTTGTTTACTTCAGTCTTCTCTACTTCAGGTTCTTGAGGTACTGATTTAGATTCTGACTTCTTCAATACATTTGTTTGTACGTACTTTGAAGTACCATCTTGAAACTCTACTAATGCTGTTGAAGCATCTACTTCAGTTACTACTCCTACTCTACCTTCATATTCAACTTCAGATCCTGAAGCAATGTTAGCTTCTGTTGGTTCTTCCATTCCGTGAAGCTCTTTAAGTAAATGCTCTTTTAACTTCATTAACTTAATACCTGCAGTATCGCTCTTTGCTTTTTCTTTATTACCTAAGTTATCTTTAACGTTTCCTTTTTCGTTCTTAACTACAGTTTTCATTCCATTAGCTGTATCTACGTAGTTTTCCTTTGTAGCAGCTTTCATTCTTAAGTTTTTATCAACCTTCTCCATTTGCGTTGCATTGGTAGTTTGTAAGTCGATGTATGCTTTTGGATCTTTAGTTAATGCCTTTACTACCTTGTTGATAGCTTTTATGTAGTTCTCATCACTAATAGCATCCATTTTACTCAATTCAAACTCTACAGCTCTCTTTAAGATGTATGGATTAACTCTATCAATTGATGGAGAAATTTCTTCTTTAACTTCTTTTAATATACTTTCATTCATTCTCTTCTTAGGAGATATTGGATAGTCCTCGTAGATGTCTTTAATTGGTTTACTATATCCAAAGATTCCAAAGCCGTCTCCGTCTGGATCATCTAAATATGCTTGAAGTTGACTAGGATTAAATCTTCTATCTTGGCCTGTCATAATATCATGAATACGATCTGTATATCCAAAAATACCTTCTTCAGATAAGAACTCATCTAACTCAACATAGTACTCGCTTTCAGTCTTTCCGTTTCCAGCAGCTTCATATGTTAATCCACTCTGTGCTTGTTTTGCAGATAATGCATCCTTAGCTGCTTGCATGTAATCTTGTGCTTTTGTAAGCTTAGATTGAACCCATGCTTCTAAGTCCATATTATCTCCAACTAAGTCTGTTAACTCTCCTGCGTTATTTTGAATCGATCTTAATTGTGAATGAGCCATTTCAGATTCATCTCCACAATCTACACATTCTTTTTTCATGAATGCTTTGATCTCACCCTCAGTTAAGATTCCCTTATTCTTTAAAATCTTAACAGAGTCGTCGTATGAAGTTACATTACTAATGTAATTAGGTAAAGTCATACGTAAGTTACGCATGAAGTTCGCTTGAGTCATGTTACCTTCTTGCAGGCTAATGTATTGCTGTTTTATACTTTTCATGTATATAAATATTATAGTATGTTCTATTTGTTATAAAATTGACCTGTTAATTCCTCAGCAGCTGATAATATAGCTTCTAGTGCAGTATCTAGCTTAGACATATCATCTCCAATCTCGTCTAACTCATTAGCTAATTTATCTAGCTCAGCTACATTGTCTGGATATTCTCCTAGTTCTTCCATATTAACAGCACCCATGTAAGTACTGGCTTTTTTGTTGATTGAAAATTTACTCTTAGTAATTTTGTCTATTAAGTTATCTACTTGTTCAGTTGAATTAACTACATCACCTATATTGATATCAAGTATCTTTTCATACGCTAGCATAAATATACTTCTAGCAGCCTCTACGTCTTTTTTAGCGCTGGCTACAAACTCATCAATTTTTTCTGGTGTGTATGTTGGTTTCATCGTCCCTGACCTCTGTATTCTGATTCGTTACTTGTGTGCTTGTTAGATCTCTTTGATGCTTTACCAGTTCTTCTTTTTCCAAAATTTACCTTAATCGAACTTGCCGATTTACTAGCTCCTTTAACTTTTGCCATTTTAATCTAATGTCTTGATTCTTGAATATGTTTCAGCAACCTTGTACTTTAGTTTATCTAATGACTCTTTTGTACGTTTTTTATATTGTAATGTGTCTTCTCCTTCTGCTAAGTTTGACTTAAGCTGGTTTGCATATTCTAACATCTTGTTAACTTCTGCAAGTTTTCTGTGGATTGACTTAACTGCTTCATGCATTTTATCTTGGTCAGGTCTAGTTGACACCTCTCTTGCAAATTGATTGTAGTTCTTAGCTTCGTTATACAATTGCTTGTAGTCCATTGCTTTTGACTTTCTGTTAGGAATTGATGGTGCATCAGTAAATCCAAAATGACTAACTGCGTAGTTGTCTTTAATCTTACCACCTGCTAGTATTGGAGCATCTTCGTTAACAGAGCTTTCCCCCATATTAAACACTCCTTCAAAGCGAGCATTGATATCTCGTTTTGCAAACTGCATATCCAAATCTTTCTCTAATGCATCGTATAAGTCTTTTTCTTCTGGAAAGAACCAGTATCCTTCTCTTGGATCCCATTCTGCATAATATCCTTCCTTCTCTACAATATCTCCAATAGCATTATTGTCTAATTGAGTTTTTCCAACAACAATCAATCCTGATTCTTGCTTTGAAGACTCTTTTCTTACTACTGGCATATCTAATGCCTGCATAAAAGGTCCTGCTCCTCCAGCATTTGACTCTTCAGAAACATCTTTTACTGTGTTTTCTTTAATCAATGCTTGATATAGTGATTGTATGTTTAACTCTTTTGACATTACTTTATAGATTTAAGCTCGTTGATTAGTTGATAGTATTGCATTAAACCTACAATAACATCGTCCTTAACAGACTCTCTTGCTCCGATTGGCTTAATGAATGTCAAAACTTCTGCTAACTTAATCTTAACAACATCATCTTCAACCGTCTTTGATAGGTTTGTAAGTTCAAATTTAACTGCTTCTAGTCTAGAATTCAAGAAATTCTTTAACTGCTTTGTATCTGAAATGTTGTTTATGTATTCTTTTAAGATTTCTTTCTGCTCATCTGATAGATTAGCATACTTTTCGTTAAATTTTTCAACTAAGAACTTGTATGCAAGCAATCTAATCTCCTTATCTTCCTTTAAAAACTCTTCTGCTACTGTTGGAGTCTTAGACTTCTCTGCAACATTTTCCTTTGTTATGTGCTCTAACAGCGTTAATTTGTTAGACATTAACTGTTGAGTGTTAGTAAATTCCTTTGCTATCTGTGATTCTAACAATGTATAAACAGCTGCATGAATCTTGTATGCTTCAATCTTAGCTTTAAAAAAGTTATCAAGATCGTAGTGCTTCTTAATCTCTCTAATCAAGTTGTACTTCTCTTTGCTTAACTTCTCTTTATCTAATCTAGATGCTTGCTCTACAATTGTAGATATTAGGATATCTGCTTTGCCTTCTGATAATTTAGGTGCATTTATTACAGATGTATATAGATTATACTCCTTACTAAGTTCTGTATTTGTAAAATACTTCTTGAATATTCTTACTGCCTCAGGCACTTTATTTGACATCAAATCTGATGTTGCTTGCCTTACTAACAGTTCAAATAATAGTCCTGTATTCTTGAATTTTGAATGTTTGATCATACTCAATATGCTTGATTATAAATAGTTAAGTTTACTCTAAATCAGGTTTTATTTGATTTTCATTCAATAAATCCGAGTCTTTGTATAAGTCTACTTTCCTTTTACCTAGTTCAGCTAGTACCTCTTTGTTCTTATAGTATACAGCTTTTGTGTTGTTATACTCTAATGCAAGTGGTGAATTACCTTGATATTTCACTTTTAAGCTATCTTCTCCACTTGTTGCCTTAGCTTTCATAGCATATAATCCAGTTCTATCTTGTCCTAATGGATCTCCTTGTGTGTTAATTAATGAAGTCTTTTCTTGTGGTCTTCCTGGTAACTTAACTGGTTCGTTAGGGTTAATCTCGTTATATCCTTGAGGAACTTCAGTACCTGCTAAGTTAGTATTACCATTACCACCATACATTGATGCGATTTGATGTGGTGTACCAAATGCTTGTCCTGATTCTGCTGGATCGTTACCCTCTTCTTCAATTTGTTTGAATCTGAATGCTCTCTTCTTATCTTCTACAATTAAATCACGATACTCATCAAACTCATCTTCAGAGAAGTGGAAGATCTTATCATAGATCCAATCTGTTGGAAGTAAGCTGTTTTCAATCATCTGTGCAGCTAAGTCTACTTTCTCTTTCATTAGTGCAATACGTTCTTGATCGTATATGATAGAAGGAGTTGTTAAGTTTAATTCAAAGTTAGCAATTGATTCGTTTGTGTATCCGTTAGAGTAAAGATGTACGATTGCAATCTTAGTTAACTCACTAAGCATGATTCGTTGTAATCTTTCAATGGTTCTAGCAAATCTAATATCCTCTGCTGCTAAAGTTGCTTTACCTGTTAAGTCTTTTTCATATCCTAAGAATGCCTTAGGAATCTTTAATGCTGCAAATAGTTTGTTAAGTAAGTAGTTGATATCCTCAATACCGTTATATTCTAATGCCTTTGCAGTATCAATACGAGTTGATTGATCGTTTCCTCTTACTGGAATGAAGAAGTCTTCTAACATGTTCTGTACATTGTACTTCACATTATAGTTACCTGTTTGCGGATCTACAAGAGGAGTCTTTTTCATCTTGCTGATCATTCTTTGCATGTAGTTTTCAACTTCATTTGGAGGTATAGCTCCTACGTTTACATAAAATACTCTTCTTTCTGGAGCACGTGTTATACGATGGATTAACATCGCATCTTCCATTAAAACATATTGCTTGAATAACTTTCTACCTGGCTCTAGATAAGATCTACCGTAAGGTAAGTAATTAATATCACCAATCAATCTAAAGTGAGCCATCTCATAATTGTAGAAGGTAATTCCTTGATCTAAGTTACGATATGCTGTTGAGTATCCTGTTGTTGATCCTAAAGCAGCTGTTGGATCGTACTTAAATACAACCTCTGATGGATTGTTTGGATTTGTTCCTTCTAATCTTACAACGTTGTATGCTGAGAAAGGGATTACATTATAAACTCCAAACTTCTCAGCAATCTCTAACTTAAGATAGAAGTCACCATACTTACACATATTACGACACCAGAACCATAAGTTAAACTCAATGTTTAATACATCGTAGAATAAGTTGTATAATATCTTTTGAATGTTCTCATCTGCAGAACGGATTTGTAAGATTTCTCCTTGTTCATTCTTAAGAGTACACTCATCAGCTATAATATCTAAAGCAGAAGCTACAATTGGATCTGTATCCATTGCTTCGTAGTCTGCATAGATTTGAACACGTGCAGATTGATAGTTCTGTGAAAGGTTAAGGTTTACACCATACGACGTTGAAGTCGTGTAGACACGATTAAAACGGTCAACTAAAGCATTGGTTTGTAATACACCATCTACTTGTATTCTTTCTGTGTCAATTGTCTTTAATTCTCCACCATCGTTACGTATGATTACGTCAGTAGAGAATAATCTCTTTAACGTTGTGAATAAATTAGCTTGTGGTTTTTGTTCTGCCATTTTAATATGTTATAAAAGCCATGTTATGTCCGTCTGTTCTCGATCGTTTAAAGGCATCGAGTACGGATTTTGTGTGTATGCTGCGTTTGATTGATATACGTCGAAACCTTGACTCCCTCTAGAATAGCTATTTAAACTTGCATATGTTAAGTTGTATGCAGTTTGTCTAAATCGTAGAGCTGTGTCTCTTAGAAAAAGTCCAATTGCCCAAGCCATTGCTAGGTCATCATTATACCCGTTAAGTGCTTGTGCTTTTCCATTCCTCCATATAAATACTCGTAATTCTGCTAATAACCTTTCAGATTGTATTATAACACTATGATCTTCCATGAAGGATCTCATCTTCTCTATTACTAGAGGTCTTGTGGTTTGACTTGTTGTGAATCCTGGTACCATTCCATCTCCTCTTTCAAACTTGTTGATGTACATCTCAACATTTGTTCCCATGATTTCAGATCTTGGTGAATAATATAGGTTTAAATATCCTCTTTCTTGGATTGTAGATACTACATCCCATCCTATGTTTTTGTTCTCAATAACTAATAGTGCATTATTCCACTCAGTCGCTACTGTAATTAACATATAAGAGAAGTCTTTGGTAGGAAGCTGTCCTTTGTATTCAGCTACTTGCTTTGCTGCTTCTATGTCAATAACATGGAAAGTTGAAAAGTCTTTTCCATCTCCACGAGCAACGTCCGCTACAACCATGTAGGTTTTCATTGTGTCAGGATATTCCCATAGCCAGTAGTTCTTATCAATGCCTCTTTTTTCAATAGGTTCAACTATTAACTCTTCAAAATATTTTAAAGTGTCTGGTTCGATTACGGTTTCACCTGAAGTTGAAAAATCACAGTCACACTCTTGTGCAGCTGCTCTTACACCCAATTGCTTGGTTTGCTCTTCTCTCCAACTCTCTTCTCTTTCTGGATGTACTGTCCAAGGTAAGCTAATAGGTATAAACTTGTTCTCCCCTAATTGTGCTTTTGTAAACTCCTTATGAAACCAGTTACCAACACCATTAGGAGTTGATAAAGCAATACACTTACCACCTGTGGCAAGAGTTTGTTGTGCTGCTGTAAAGATGTCTTCAATTCTATCAATAAAAGCTGCCTCGTCAATAACCAGTAAAGATACTGCTTCTGAACGTGCTGAGTCTGTTGCTGCTGATACTGCTTTTATTTGAGATCCGTTTGCTAGTCTTAAACTAAGTCTGTTATCTTCTAAAGCCTTTAGTCTCATCCAAGATGGTAGGTTCTCATATGCAAATCGAACTTTTGTTACTAGGTTCTTTGCTGTTGCTTGAGTTGTAGCAATTACTAAGATATTCTTATCTGAATTGAATAACATCATCCATAATGCATACGCTGATGATAGTGTTGATATTCCTAATTGTCTTGATTTGTTAATGATAGCATTATCATGCTTTTGAAAAAGGTATAAAACCTTCTCTTGGAAAGGATATAGGTTAAAGTGCATTCTTCCTCTAGTAGGATGTTGAATCGTGTAATACTTCTTCATGAAGTAAACAGGATCTTGCTTACACTTTATTAGCTCTTGTTTGACCGCTTCTGCTATCGTTGCTTGCTGTGACATCTTGTATTAAATTGCCAAGGTTAGTGCCACTACAACGATTCCTATTAATCCGAATGATTTTAATTTGTTGGTAAACTTTGACTTAGTTAGTTCGAATTGTAACTGTGAGACTGTCTTTTTATAGATAGCTTCTTTTTCGTTTTGTGTTTGAATAATGCCTTGATAGTTTGTTTCTTTTTGTCTTAAAAGACTAACCACAGTATCTTTATTGGTAATAACTTGCTTTAAGTCTGCAACTATACTATCGCATAAAACTAATTGCTGCTTCACAATATCATAGTGTGATAAGTCCACAGCAATTGCTTTTGCCATTTTAGTTGGCATGCAGTATGGTTTACTATCTGTTTCCGTACCTGCTTGTGAAAAAGCTGTCGAGCTGAGTAGTATTAAAGTTATTAATATTTGTAACTGTTTTTTCATGTTCTTTTTTTAACTTCTTAATTTTAGCTTCACGTACACTAACTTGTGTTGTTAAATCCTTATTAAGATTCTCTACACTATCAATCTTAAGCTCAGCTACTGCATTCAACTCCTCCAATACCTCTATTTTAGTATTTAAAGAGTCAATTTGCTTATCAACTGCTTTTAGATTAACCATGGTCTTACTAGTCCATATAGCTAATCCAGCTAAGCATATTAGGACAAGTAGTCCTGCTATTACACTAATCTTCTTCATCGGATACATTTAACATTGCGTCTGCTTTGGCTCTGATCTTTTTGATTTGTGCAGGAACGTTTCCAATCTGCACTTTGTATTGATCTAACGAAATGTCTCCTGCTTTTAACTTAGATATTAAGTGATCCTTCTTTGCAAGTAACTGTGATAAGTTAGCTCTACCTTTAATATCAAACTCTTCTTCTGCATCTGAAGGAAGTGATGTTGGTTCTTCTGCTGATAACTCTTCATCAGAATCTTCCTCTGGTGCATTCATGTTATCCTCAGTATCATCCATCTCAACTTCTTCCTCTTCCTCTGCCTCTGGCATTGTGATATTGATATATTCTTCTTCGGTAATTAAACCAGCAAGCTTTTGAATTCTAGCTGTTTCTGCAATTAATGTTTTTTTCATACTCTATGTTATATAGTCTTTATATAAATATGACGTTATCTAACTATACGCCTTTTATTTTAAATTAGCAACAGTTTACGATTCTGTTTTCTCTGCTTCTACTTCAGCTTCTGTTGGTTCTGGAGTTGATGCTTTTGGTTCTTTCGTTGCTGTTTCACCTTCTTCAGGTCCTTTTGTTTGTATTGGATTTCCAAGTTCAAGTAATCTAGTGATTGCTGTCATACATCTTTCTTTCTCACCAATAGTCTGTAAATAAAACTTCTTACCTGCAACCTTTGCTTCATATGCCCTACCTAAGTAAGTTAAGTAAAATGCTTGGTCGTTGTGTAATACAATCTTAAATGTTGTTGGTTTAGGTGCTACGATGTAGATTCCTGTTACATAATCCTTATATGCAGGAGTCATTAGCATCTCCAATGTTTCAGCCATTGTAGGATACTTCTGTAGTAAGAAGGCAATTGGGTTATCTTCGAACGAAGTAACCTTTGGTTCCATCTTTTCAACTTCTGCTAAGATTAGTCTTTTGAAAAACTCCTTGTTGTTCATATTATGATAATAAGTGGTAATATTCTTTAAAATGTTTGATACGATCAGCTAATCCAATTGTACCACCATTTACTCTTTTAGTTACTGCTGTTACTGTTGCATCATCTGCTCCTTTATCACAAATAGACCAAAGTTTATTTGAATCAAAAAAGAATGCTGCTGATGCTAATGGATACTTGGTTGCTACTAAATCTGGGTTAGCTACACAATCCTCACCAATATACTTAGTAAATCCTGTATAGTTAGACTTGCCTGTTAATTGGATATATCCACGTCCACGGAATTTAAAGCCTTCCTTAGAAGCTTCATCTCCATTACCCATACGAGATGCATATACTTTAGAAGCAATCTTTTCAGGATTACGAGCATATGACTCAGCTAAGTTTCCAGGAAAATATTTAGGGAAGATCTTCTTAAGACCATCTGCAGAATAGTTCACGTTTTCAGATACTGCTTTAAAGCCACCTGATTCATGACCACATTGTGCCAAGAAGTGTGCTAATCTTAATGTATTTGTAATATTAAACTTAGCTGCTGTAGTAGGAATCTGTGCAATTACTGCATCAGGAATATGTCCTTTTAACTTATCTAATTTAAAAGCTCCTGTAGAAGCTGCTGGTGCTGCTGGTGCTGCTCCGAACATCTTAGTCCAAGTTCCTTCACCTACCATACCATCTGCTGCTAAACCATTAGCTGCTTGCCACTCTTTTACTTTAGCTTCAGTACCTGGTCCAAATGCACCATCTGCTGCTAATCCTAATTTTGCTTGAAGTTTTTTAACGTCTTCTCCGTTTGATCCGTTTTTTAATAACATAGTTAATGTTGGTTTATAGTGATTGATTGATCTTATCGATTGCTTGTTGAGGACTTAACTTTCCATCCATATATGCTTTATATAGTGAAACTTTGATACCATTAGATATCTTTGCATTTTGTAATAGAGACATCACATCGCCTGTTGTTTTATTTACAGATGGTGTTATATCTATTGGTTGAGTTGTTCCCATTGACATCTTTTGCTCAGAGCTTAGGATCTTGCTAACTGGTTTTGTGGACCACATTCTGCAACTCCAGTATGCTGGGCTAGTTCTGTCCTTTTGTTGAGAACACTTATGTCTTGCTCTAAAAGCTTTCTTTCTTACTGGGTTGTCTCTTTTGATTGAGAGGTTAGGATCACCAAAGTTTACCTTAACTACATTTCCCTTTTTATTCTTAACATACACCTTATACTTCTTCACATCCCCTCTCATAGGTTTTCCTAATCTAACCTTGCGGCCTTGGTATTCTGCTTCTTGAAGTGTATTGTAATGCTCTGTAATGTATTCTGCTAAGCATTGAGGGCAATACTCATCTGTTTCGAGTATTCCATCAGCTTCTTCTTTTAATCGTCTCTCACAGCTTCTTTTGCCGGTCAAATAAGGTTTAGGATGTGCTGTGCCTTTTACGTGCACATGTCCACATGCATGACAACAAGTTCCTTTTGCCTCTTCCATAAATCTTAACGTAAAAACTTAAGTTTATATTTAGTTGACTCTACTAGATCTACAATCTCATCTACTTTATTTTGTAAGTAGCTATCACTTGGCAATCTTTTACGAATCTGTTCAATGTATGCAGATACTCCTTCAAAATAGGTAAGTGCTGCTCCATCTTCTTTGAAAGTGCTTGGAGAAGTGTAGTTTGTAATAATACCATATCTACCTTGGTAGCCTTCAATAAAGCTATCTACTAAATCTACAATTTGATCGTAATATTTGTTTAATGCCTTGTGAGCAGCAAACGAATCTGTTTGTAAGTGGAAAATATGCGCTTGTGTTCTAGTTGCGAACAACGTTGATACAAAATTTGCTACTGGTTCCATGTTAT